AAGTTTCCAAATCATCTAGGATGTTAGCAAACTGAAGAATCTTTTGTTCCAAATCAAAAATTGTATCAGCCATTGTTTCCTCTATTGAAAAATTTATAACCACAATATAATACTGCTAAGATATGTGAAACTAATAATGGAGTATATTCTAGACCATCGATCATCCAAGAAATGAATAAAAACATATTACCAATAAGAATAATTGGAATGATGTTTTCGATGAAATATGATTCAAATTTAGTCATTCAACACACTTTCCAGAAATTTTATTTCTTTTTTATAATCTTGAATCTTTTTTTTAGTATTATTAATCTTAAGTTTCATTTCATTAATATTATCTTGAAGAAGTTGTCTAATATACATCTCACTAGACTTCATCTTTTCCTCGCAAACGGTCAAATAACTCAGTATATCCACCAATGAATTCTTCATTGATAAGAACTACAGGAAAAGTTTTTTGTGTGGGATATTTTTCTTTGATTTCTTCACGAGTAAAATCTCTATCTAAATGTTTTTCTGTATATTTTATATTATTCATTGTTAGTAGTGCTTTTGCATTATTACAAAAAACACATTGAGATTTTGTATATAAGACTACATTTTTCATAACAAGTCATATCCTCCATTGTCTAATGTATAGTATACTTTTTTTATATTAAATGTTGATATTGCTTTCATACATCCATCACAAGGTTTAGCAAGACCAAATACAAATTTCTTTTTATAAATTTTTACTCTACAAATATAAAGTATAGAATTTGAAAACTTTTCTAAATCTATTTTATTTATAGCATTTTTAATAGCATCTGTCTCTGCGTGAAGATAAATAGCATCTTTATTCTTACAATATCTTTTTTGAAATGGATGTGTCTTACTTCTATTTACGCCAATTGAAATCAAATTATTTCTATACACTATACCTGCAGCGATTCTTGCTTGTGCTACAGGTTCTACATTAATTGCTATTTGGGATAGTGTATTAATATATCTTGAGTGTCTAGTTTTTCCTGATTGTTTTGGTGATATATTGCTAATATTTTTGTATACCATTTTCTACAATTTTTTCAAGATTAGGTTCAAAATAATCTGGACCTTTTAGAATCTTTCCGTCGTTACGATAGATTGGATGTCCATTTCTATCAAGCTTAGACATATTGCTGTTATGAACTTCTTCAAAGCATTTATCTAAGTCAATACCAAATGCAGCACCTGCACCATATGTAACATAAAGAATATCAGTAAGAGCATCAGCAACTCCAACCATATCTTCTTTTCCCATTGCTTCTTTCAACTCTTCTAACTCTTCTTCAATAAGAGAAATTCTGAGTTTCTGGACTTTTTCATCTGGAAATTCTGGATTATATTTCACTTCTTGACCAAAGTTATTCATAAAATCTATTACACGAATAAAATTACTTACCATCTAAAATTTTCCTTGCTACATTCAGTAAACTACTATAGGAACCATTATCTTGAGTTATAGTTTCAGTTCTATCAATCATACTATGATACTGATTGATAGAAATCACTTTATTTGTGTATTTCTCAAATAACACATATAATTCATCACCTTTACCAGAACTATTAACTACAATTTTGATATATTCCATTTACATCTCCTATTGTAATTAGATTATATCAAGGTAAGTTCTATTTGTCAATCATTAAATTAGACTTTCTTGCTCTCACCATTATCCATTGGTTATATGAATTTTTATCAAGCAGAACATCACGAGAAAATTGTTCTTTTGCTTCATAATAACTCATCTCAGTTTTGTTTCTACACATTCTGATTATTGTTTTTCTTATTTTATTACCAGATTCAATGTGTTCATTTAGTAAGTCGTTAGAACCAGTATAGTCTTTCCAATCCGATTCAACAAGAGTTCTTTTTTTCTTTTTATTTTTCTGATATACTTTTGTTTTCTTTAATGATTTCTTACCAATATAATACATATTATTATCTAGATTTTCAATCAGATAAACAAAACCAACATAACCTTTTATATCATCTTCAGTAATATCTTTATTATTATATAACCACATAATACCATCCTTTCATCAATGGTATTATTTATTCCTCTTCTTCTGCCTCTATTTCAGCAACATAATCTTGATAAGCATCAGAAAATTCTTCATTATTATCTAAAAGATATTCTAAAATTTCATTATCAACTTCAAATAGATGTGAAATAAACTGTTGATAGATTTCGTATCTCTCTTTGGAATCTGATATATTATCTTCCATTATTAAAAATAATTCTCTTAAAAGTTCTTTCATATTTCCTCTTTTTCTTTTTCTGTTTTCCAATCTCCTAAAAAAATAGGGGCAGATTTCTCTGCCCCTATTTAGTTCTAGATTTCACAGTTATCTGCAGTACAAGCTAATGTCTGAACACCTTCCACATTATCTTGATTCTCTTCAAATGAAGTCCAATCAAAACTTTCTGGCATAGTTTCTAGTAATTCATTATACTTTTCCTCTGATACTGTTTCATATGGTGCTTGTCGATATGTTCCACCATCGTGAGGTAAAAATGATACACCAGACATCTCATCAAAATGTTCCCAGACCCAAGCACCAACTGTTGGCCATTCATCTTCTTTTACTGAAATAGTAACAGAAGGTTTATGTTCACACCAATGTCTTTGATACATCAACCAAAGTTCTAGATGGTCAATTGCAGAAATATCACCTCTTGATAATGCACTTTCTGGTGCTTTCTTTGGAAATGTAAACACTGTAGTTGCATATGGTTTAGTTACATCTGGTTCATTTGGAACGCCTGCATCAATAAGAAATTGTGTCAACGGGTCTTTATTATCATTACGAACACGACGATAATAATATGGATCGTGTCTTGCGTGAATACCAGAAGCAGAATCTGTTAACTGAGAAACTGTGCCTGATGGTTTGACGCATGTAACAGAAGCAGACTGTGGAATACCTAACATTTCAGCAAATTCTTTATTAGTATCAACAGCAACTTGACGCAACATCTCTAATCGTCCTGGTAATGATGGATCTTTGTAATCATTCAATAAAGGACAATCATAGATACCAGTAATAGAAACACCAAGCAATCTTTCTTCCTCAGTATTCTTTTTCCAAATCTTTCTTAGATATGGAAAGTTAGTAAAAGTGGATTGAATAGTTCCAAGAATCGCTGCAAGTTTTACCTTTTCAATCAAATCATTTTCTGTATCATCTGCACGAGCAATAACTTCTGTAAGATTACAGAATTGGTATGGACGTAGAATAATTTCGGAACATGGATTAGTTCCAAAATCATGATCAGGGTCACGTCTACCATTTTTCTTACAAACATTTTTAGATGCTTCACGTGAGAAGATTCCACGTTCACCTGATTTAGATTCATATAATGATAACCATTCTTGCATAAACTGATGAACATCTGGTTTCTCGGTATATACAGCAGAATTATTTGAAAGTGCTCGTTGAACATTTTGTTCCCACCAAGCACCAGATTTAGCATTCCTCATACGATCATCAGATAGATTTGAAAGTGAAATCATAGCAGAACGACGAACACCACCAACAACTACTACTTCACCAATTTTACACATAATATCGTGACATTCAATAGATGTTAGTTTTCGACCTTTTGCACCTTTGAATACATTTACAACAAAATTAAATAGTTCATCTAGTGGTGCTGGTCCAGAAGAGCGACCACCAAATGTTTTTAGAACTGTTCCTGCAGGACGAAGTTTTGATAGATCCCATTTTGGTAATTCACCAGAGTATAGTAGAGCAATAAGCATACGAAGAGCTTTACCCCAACCTTCTTTTGAATCACGTACAGTGATAGTTGTATCTGTATCATAAATCTCTTCAGGAATTTCTGGTAGTTTATTTACATATTGACGTTCAACAGAAAATCCTACACCTGTACCATTCATAAGGATTACCATTGCTTCATCAAAAGCTTTTGCGTCATCAATTGGTAGATAAGAACAATTGTATCCTGCAGTGTTATCTCTATCAAGTGCAAGACCTGCAGTCATCATTGCTCTCATTGATGGCATTACTTTCATATCAACAATAGCATTTTTAATATTATTTCTAACTTCTGTAGTCAAGACATTATTACTAATTTTACTAGCAACAAAACTCACAAATCGATCAACAGTTTCATCCCAATGTTCTCTTCTTTTTAGTTCAGGTAGATATCTTGCATAACGTGATTTGTGAATATATTGTTGATAAAGGTCCATAAACCGCTCCTACTTCTTTACATCTAATTTATCTAGTGCTTCTTTAAATTCTTTTAGTAGTTTTTCTACTCTTATTTTTGATTCTTGTGCTTCCTCCAACTTTTTCTTTTGTATTTCTATATCTAATTTTGCTTGCTCTAGATCAGTTTTGTATTGCTCGTATCGTTCTATCAGCACACCTTTAGCTGTTTTCATTTATATCTCCAGAGTTTCTAAAAATGGATATACTTTAACAAGAACATCCCAACACTGTTGAGCAACTACACGATGCTCTTTCTGTGTTTCTGGACCCATACGAAGTTGACAATAGTGAATCCAATCACGAACAGTACCATTCATATACATACGAGACATAGTAAGACCTTCTGGTAAAACAGCACGAGCTTGTTCTTTCGCAATACCATTTTCTATTGCCCATTTATAAGCAAGTTTTGTTTCATGAATAAGTTGATCTTGTTTTATTTTCCAGGATTTAGTCATTTCATTGTCTTCATCAACCTCAATAGAATTTTGTCTATTTTTAGCATCCTGAAGACGAAATTCTCTTGTTTCAAACCCAAGTTCATTTGGGTCAGCGTATCGTTGAGAAAATTCCTGAAAATGAAATGACCTATGACGAAGAATCTGTCTAGCAATATCACGAGTTGTATTTATCTCAATAACAACATTACACATCTCAAAAACAGACCAATGTTTATTTCTAACACAATAATTTAAAAGTTTTTCTGCTGTTTCTGAATTATTTTGATTAGATGGATTTGACACTCGTGCACAGTATGCCATAATATCTTGTGATGTTATACCAGCAATCTCTTTTGATTGTGTATATGCAATCAATTTTACTTCACTCATTATACTTTTTTACACCTCATATATTCTGGTTTTAATTTTACACCAAGTAATTTGATTTCTTTTTTATCTTTTACATAATTAATAACTCTTGTGCAAGCTTTATAAGATTTAAAATTTTTAATAGACAAATATCCATTAATATTTGTACCACCGATTACTACTATTAAAACAAATGTTTTCATAATTTGCTCCATTTAACTAGTGTTAATTTTGCTTTTAAACCACTAAAAGTATTATTAGTGATTATGTTTCTTATTTCTTCTGATGACATTCCAGACATCACCATATCATTCACGTCCTTGTACTTTATACTTTCTGGCCATATACAAACATTGTAACCCAATTCAATTGCCTTGTCAATCTTTTTTATTGTTTCTATTGAGCGAGGTTCATTGTCATACACTACTGTTAACTTTTCTTTACAATAACCATCTAGAACAGATACAATATCTCCACCCGCAGTTGCTATTGAATTTTCAATAAAC